CCACATTTTTATGTATTATATTTATAGGGGCGAGTTTCTAACGCAGTTTTTTAGTCCTTTCTTGTTGCGTTTCCTCTCTCTTGACTTGCCCCACTTCTTTATTTTTTTGATCCCAAGGGGCTTTTGAGAGGCTGACTTTTTGATGTCCATACGCTAGTTTACGTTTATACCCCTGCATCTCTTTCTGGTTCTTGGTCCAACGGCTCATACTACACCGTGCCAAGATCTTCTCCTATGTTCTACTACAATGCCCGCCGCCTTCAGGCCGTTCACGAAATCATCTAACTCTTCCATTGCGGCAAATATCTCCTGTTGTATTCTTGGCCTTGGATTTTTACTAACACTTTCGTCTCGCAAGTTATCTACTTGTCTCTTTAGCCATTTTAGTTGTGACGCTTGCCATTTAGTTAATTGCTCGTTTCCCATAACTATCTCCTTTAAAGTTTTTATCATCTTTCAGAGAGACTTTACGATGTCTTCTATTCGCTTGGCGTAATTGGTTCTTCCACTGTGGGGTTGGAGTGTCAGGTGTACTCCTTAGAACAATTCTACGCTTGCCTATTGGTATACCTAATTCTTCGAATAAAACTTTATCGACTGACTCTTCACCAGTATCAAAATGTATCCCGTCCAATCCATTATATTCTGGATGCCTTGGGTCTTGCGAAGCAAAGTGATGCTCTATCCAATAGTTTCTAATGTCTGACATACTTCCTCTATGTTTTCTTCGTTCACCACTAGCGCCACGCCATCGGCTGTTTCGATATCTGTCAAGTTCTTTTGTTGTAGTGCGGTAGGTTTGTTTGTACCTGCTTTACACTCAATACCTATGAAACGACCTTTATAGCATGCAATGATATCAGGCACACCACTACGACCATAGCCACCTGTGACTGGGTAGAAGTAATACGCGCCATACTGTTTTAGTATCTGCACCGCTTTCTTTTTAACTTTTGCTTCTGGTGTCATTTTCTCTCCGTGGTAACTGGCATAATTGGTAGTGTTTCACTACCAATTTGCTCTTCGTTATTATTCGTATATATAAAATACATCCCTGTATTTATTGTGACGTGCGCCAATTCCTTGAATACGATCAGTAATCATTAACAATGCAACCTTTTCTTGTAACCATAAAGGGGTCTCGGAAATATTTGTATAATGACCTTTTATTGTCGTGTCAACGCATTTCATACCTAAACATGTGATATGCACGTCATATGTGTGTTTCGTAAAGGAAACGCGATAAACGTTTCCTTCTAGTGGTAGTGCGTATGGTTCTTGCATGTCATTCATAGTACGTAGAACGCCCCACTGTTGACACGATAGCCAATGTCTTCGACAAACTGTCCGTCTTCCAACATCTGCACAACTGCCAACTTACCTTGCAGCTCTTCCGGTAGATCTTGTTGTGTATACGTAGACGTATTTTCAGGTGGTATATGATCCATAGTCCACTTGTTCAATTCCAGATCTGTTGCCACACGGAATAGGGTATCACCAAACGTATTCTTCTGCACTTCAACAAAAGTCCACAAGCTGTCACGAGCGTTTATTTTAGCCTTGGTAACAACGTCACGGTGTTTGAAAAACTCAACCATGCGTTCACCTAGTTCTCGATCAATAAACTCATAGCCACTTTCCACAAGATGTTTGAGTTCGTTGGTAAGCGGATCAGTTCTCGGCATTGTATTGAAGTTTGCGTAAGAGTTCGTTACATCTAAAGTATCGGAATTAATAACTTTGTTTCTGACTTCTTTAGCCGCTATCACAAGCTTCTCTACGCTATCGCTAATAGAACGGTTCACGTCTCTGTAAGACAGTCCACACGTTTGATTGACAGTAAGAGGACGCAGATACTTACGCACGTTTGACATTGCTCTAGGTATGTTTACACTTTCTGCCATGTGAGTTCGATTGCCATGTGAATACTTACCGTTGTTTATGTTAGGAGTAAACAAACAGTATCGTTCTTCGGCGCTCCCAGTGTCTCTGAAATCGGCATAGTCAATCATACCCATTACATATTGATCGCCCTCTCGGTAGACATACAACGAGCCATTCCAACCGTTTTTACCCAAGCCAAACTTATAGCGTTTCTTCTCGAACTGGATCGCTCCTGCAAACTTCATCATGTTTTGCTGTTGCTCGTTTAGAAGATGCTCCTCTCCATTTGCAAAGACTTTTGCTTTCCATAAATCGCCTGTCACTTCTGACAAGTCCTTCACGAACGGTATGTTCATATTTATATTAGTACCCATTAGTTATTCTCCATTTGTTTTTTGCGTTATAGATAGGCGTTAACCTATCGTCTTTTTCAGTACACTGTGGACATGATATAATATCTTTCCACTTGTGATAGACTACACCGTTAGCTAGGTGTAGGTAGTACCAGTCTTCGATCACACCGTGACCGTCACACTTCTCACACTTCGGTAGTGTTTCACTACTCATTTGCTCTCCTTCCAATCTCGATCTTCATTACATATCCTCCGAAGTAATGTGGACAGTCTTACCCACGTCTGAAGTCGCACCTTCGTTATCCAAGATGCACCAGAGTGTAGGCAGAGACCAACTACCCCAACCACCGTATATGTAACCATCTGTCAGAACGATACACGCTTGCGCGTTGATGTTCTTATCTTGCAGATACTGAGGAACACAGCGTACATCTGTACCACCGCCACCTTCTGGCTTGGTTGACTCAACTATGCCTCCTGCTTCTTGCAAGTCGTAGTACTCGTCACGACATACCTCTGTATCCCAGTAGACAATCCTGATACCTGAAGGCTTTACAGTGTCCACCACCTCTTTGACTTCGGTCAAGAAGGCAGATAGTTGACGCATACCGATAGATCCAGATGTGTCGATAGCCACAACCAATTCACCGACTTGCTCCGTCACACCGCTAGGCATGTAGATACCTGACGATAAGTATCTGCGATTTGGCTTACGGTACGTGCTGTAGTCTTTACCTGCACATGTGTCCGTAATAAATTCACGCAACACCTGACGCCAATCGATCTGTGGTTTTAGCAAGTCTTCAAGGTCACGATCACCACCGCTTCCAACTTTCCCTGCGACAAGCAAACCCTGACGTACAGCTTCTTCGATCTCACGACCCAGTTCACGCTTGTCTGCGTCTGACATTTCTTTTGCGCCATCCCAGTCGTGATCGTCAAACGGTTGCTGTCCATTAGGTAGTGAACCACTACCCTGACCATCGCCCTGACCTGAACCTCCGTTACCGGGGTTTTGAGGTTTGTTCTTACGCAGAGACTTGTATACCTGTGCGCTGTCCATGCCACGATACTGCTCGTCATAACAACCGTTCTTCAACACGCCAGTCATGGTAGCAAAACCATCTTGGTTCTCTGCGGCAATCTTGAGATTAATAACAAAGTCATTAGCACAGTTAGCAAGATGCGGATCTTCATCATACAAGTGTCGCCACGTTGTAAGATGCCTGAACAGTTTGTGATACACCTCATGCAACACAAGGAACCTAAGTTCTGGATCTGTAAGTTGCTTCACAAACTCACGTCCATAGAACTCGTCACGTCCATTGGTACATGCCGTGGGGACTTTGGGGTCGTCCGTGATGGTACGCTCCCCAATCATTAGCACACCGACTAGTGCGATATACCTATCGTTGCTCATTACGGATACAACGGCTTTTGATAGCCGTTGCTCCTCAGTTAGATTTTGTATAAACATTAGTTATATTCCTTCCCTTTAGTTTCTACATAGAGTTGCAAACTCCAGATTGGATCTTCAGTGTAATCTTCTCCAATCACAGAACGCCACTCCCATTCCCATTTTGCTGAACCAAGCTTTTCTTCGAGTGCTTGCTCCAACGCGATTATTACTTCAGCGGTGTCGTTGTAAAATTTATCTTCTTCACTCATTGTTACTCCTCACACATCTGCTGTATACAAATGCTTGTTTTTCAATGCCCAGTCACGGAACACTTGCGAACCCATCACCATTGCTTGCTTGCTGTACTTTGGTGAACGGACACCATTGGCAAACATAGCTTGCGCTTCGGTATCAAGACGTTGCATATAATCCATCCAAGGCTTGACCCAATCTTTCTCCAACGTGGACAAAGTTCTGTACACAACCATACAGACAGCCGCCACGGACGTTGGAACAATAGCGTTCTTCGGATCGTTCTTGATACTCTCCAAGCTAGGCAACTGATCGGACATCTTGACGTGTGTCATAATCAACGCTGCTGCTTGATCGCCAATCGTACCAATCAATGCCGCTTGCAACGTAATGTCGTCAAGGTGTTCCCGCTTCTTCAGTACGTCCGAACACGCGTGTAGAGATCTTGGTGTAGAGAACGAAACACGTTGCGCCTTCGGATGGAAGATGTAGGGGTTCTCAGTAGGATCTTTTACGTCTTCGTATGACTGGCACAACTGTGGGTTGTCCTTGATGCAACCAAGCATTGTGTGATCCCAACCGTCATTGATACCAAACTCGATAACTTCCAAGTGTGTACTTTTACGGATCTGAACAACACATATACGATTGCAAGCGTGTGGCGGTAACATGTCACCAACACCTTCACCACCTTTGTTTGTCGTTGCAAACACGATACTGTCAGGGTGTAGTGAAGCACTACCAATTTTACGCTCCAACATGAGACGTAACAAACCGTTCTTGACTGCAGGATTTGCTTTACCAAACTCGTCAATCATAAGAATGATAGGCTTGTCGTGATGCAAACCCAGTTCTTCGTTTGGGATCATACGGACACAACCGTCAGTCTCGATAGACTGAAGGCTAGGTATCATAAGATCACCAAGGTCTTTGGTAGTCGCGTCAAAATATACCTGTATGTGATTAGGATGCCGCTCCCCCAAGGTGTGGATCATAGAGGATTTACCTTGGCCTATGTCACCTTGAGCAAGAACGGTACGTTCGGTGCCCACTGTTGAGATTAGATTAACACACCTGTCGAGATTAAGGTGATACTGCGCGTGTACTTGATTTGTCATTTATACTTCTCCTTATAATGACGATTAGAAATCTAGGGTTGGTAAAGCAGCAATAGCTTGATCTACTGCGGCTTTGGTTTCGGCGCGGAAGTAATCGTCTTCACGCAATGCGTCAGGGGTTACGTCCGACATGGTTTCTTCCAGACGATTTGCCATAGCCGACATCTGTGCAGAACCTGTCACGTTACATACACGTAACAATTCGATCATGTCTTGCACGTTAGTCACCAACGTATCACGAAAGATCTTTTTGGTCTCGTTGTCTGTGTAGTCCAGACGTTCGGACATATTGGTAAGATGCTTGTGTAAACGTGTCCACACGTCACCCATAGCTTTCTCATATTGCTGGGTGTAGAACGTGTCGTACTGCTCCTTCACTTCACGCAATGCATCATTGCCAATGTCCACACGAAAATCCCCTGCGTCAGGCAACGGCATATAGTTGATGCCCATGTCGAACTTGCGTGTGAGAGACTGAAGTGTTGGGTAGTCTTCACGTAAGAACAAGTCACCAAGCTTTAGCTGTACGTCCACAACCGCGTCTTCGTATTTGCCGAGGAACGACTGAACAAGCTTCTCGAACTCGCCTTTCATACCTGTCATTGCTTCCTGATACTTGAAGAACTGTTTAGTCGGTAACAGCCGCAAGCCAGAGTTTGACCAAGGCATGGTCATATTCGCATGCATAGCACGAGTAGCTGTGACGTGTTGCTGTATCGCTTTCAAGTCGTCGTTGTCTGCGAGCAATGCTTTGTTGACTGAAGCTACACCGTCTTTGGCGTGGTTCTGTACTGTCACATCTTGTGATGCTCGCTTGTCTTTCTTTCTACCAACCCAGTTAGAGATGTTGACCTCCACTAGCATTGCGGATGAAGCAAGTGTTGCTTCGTGAGTTTGTAGTGTTTCACTACCACGATCAGCTAGTATTTGATCCACTGCGTCTTTAGTTTCTGCGGATGCGTCCACAGGAAATTCTTCGTTGATTGAATGCTCAGTCATTAGACTTCTCCCATATACTTGTTGAGACCTAGTAGGTCTGATTTACGTGTGACAAGAGTTGCCCCTTGCTTGTGCGCGACTGGTGCGACACACCATGATTGTCGCTTTTGCTCTGCGTTAGTTTGCCCACAGTCAAGACAGATATTGTATCCCAACTGCCAACGTCTTACGTCATAGATTGTACCGCAATCGATACAGGTTGGCTTTCGTGCCATTGTCGTTCTCCTTTCGGTAGTGTTTCACTACTCTTGGTTTTTGGTTTGCGTTGTGATGTTTACCACAACTTCTTTACTTATATCATATAGGCGAACAAATGTCAAGTTTTTGGGGTTTAACATACTTATCAGTATATATAGTATTATAGGCTATTTATCGGGTAAATAGTAATGTTCGCTAATGTTCGCTACATGGTTCTCGTAACCTGTTGAATATAAAGTAATGTTCGAATGTTCGTTTGTTCGTGGACTTTATGAGGGCGGAAACGTGGTTGTGGTGATACGAACAATCGCAAAAAGAGGGGGGTCGCGTACGTAGGGTATCTTTTTATTTAACGAACATTAGGAACATTAGGAACATTATAATAAAACCAATAACTTATATTTACACTAAAACGAACATTCAGGAACTTTTTTGCGAACATTACAAAAGGCGCAAAGCTGATCCTGTATAACTGGCTTCAAGGGTAGTGAATCACTACATGTTTTCACATGCTCACATACAACAGGCCTAAACAACACAGCTATAGGTTCGACAGTAACGGTAATGTTGGGATTGGGACAGACTAGCGAAGCTACACCATTTGTGACAACATCTTGTCAGGTGGTATACAACTTATAAGGTTAACCCGGTTAGCCTGATTTTTCTGACGCGCGAAGCTGCTCCGAGAACTGGCTTCAATAGGGTAGTGAATCACTACCAAAAACTGACTGTACAGTAGACATAAAAAAAGCCCCGAAGCCCGAAGGCTCCGAGGCGGTAGGTTATCGTTTGATTAAAGTAAATCCCGTAGTGCGTGGATGCGTATTGTCGTATGCCGAAATCGCTTCACGTCTATCGAGTAGATATTTAAAATCAGCGTCTTTCATTTCTTGCTGCATATATGGTGCAAGCTTTTCAAACTTTTCACTTGGCCATTGTGCGATCATATCGAGAGTACATCTAAATATATCTTTCATTTCTCTGCTCCGAAAAGAGAGGGGAGCGTAAACTCCCCTCGGTTAAGATTACTTCTGTACTTGGTTTGCCAATTCTTTAAGGTTAGCAATCCAATCATCGAGTTCGATGCCCATAACGTTGAAGCTTTCTAGCTTCTGTACTCGTGAGATAATAGTCTCTATCTCGCTGATACTAATCGCTTCAGGAGTACGTGTTGTTGCATCCGCGCCCTGTTTACCTGAAGCAATATCGGCATCGATTTCCTCACGTCTACCAAGTTGTTTCTTGATATCACCAAGTACAGCGTTTGCCTGTCGCATCCAATATGATCTAGACTGACCATTGACGGTCTTATCACCGGCGACCTTAGCCGAAACCGTTATGAGATCTCTTGCCGCACTTGGAAAACCAGAGTTGATTGCGTTCTTGGCAAACTCCCAAGACGCTTCCGTTGCAGTTGATCCCGCTGATTTCGGCGAGACAAACATAGTTGAAGTCCAACCCATTGAGATCAGAATATCAGTTCGCTTGACCTTGCTAAGATCTTGCTTGTAGTTGTCTTTCGCCCAATCGCGGAACGCGATTTGAGACTGTTCGTTTAGTTTTGCAAATTTTGTTTTTGAATCAGTCATGTTAATTCTCCATTAGTGACTGTTATAAAAGAGTAGTGAAACACTACACATCCAAAGCTTTATTGCCTCGTGACAAGATGTTTATACGTGATTTGTCTACGCCTGTCTTATTATAAGACAACTTATTGTAGTATATGGTGAACCCCACCTACCCCCCACCCCCCTGCATGTGCGCGTGTGTGTTACAACTATATAATACTATTCTGGACAAAAATTTTGCGTTTTGCTCAAAAATGAGTATGTTGCGAACATGGCTATACACATAGAACCCGAAAAGGGGGTCGCTAGACGCACCCCACTCAAGATAAAAGATCTAGCAGTCAAGGCGAGTGCCGCTGCAAAAACAGCAGAGTTGCTTCATGAGAACGGATTAGAAATCAAACCTAATGCTGATGACAAAGATGTTGCTGCCACACTTGCAGTTTCTTATGCCGAAGATCCTGAAAAAACTTCGAAGGCCGCTACGCAGAAAAGGGTAGCCCACCTCACCCCAGCCACCCTACTTATGACAGACCGTATTTTAAAAGATTTCGGTCATTCCGTAGTGAAATCGGCTACGCAGGTAAGACATCTAGTTACAAATAAGTTAATCGAGGAGACTGAGAACCCCGACCCACGGGTACGCATTCGCGCTTTGGAGTTGTTAGGTAAGGTAAGTGACGTAGGATTGTTTGCAGAAAAGACAGAGGTGACAATCACACACCAGACTACAGATGATCTTAAAGACAGATTACGGGAAAAGCTGACAAGGTTGGTCAATCCTGAAACACAAATTGAAGAAGCCATCGTAATAGAAGGCGAAACGATTGATGTAGACAAGGAATTAGGATTGGATGACGACTAACCTTGCCGAAATCGCCGCAGGTATGGACTTCTCTCCAGAAGAGATACAACATATGCTGGACAATCTAGACAACTTCAACTCTGAAGAGTTGGGTGAGATTGATAAAATTGTCGAGGAGTTGTATACAAGAAACGAAAATCAGGCAGCGTATGATGACCTGATTGAGTTCTGTAAGCGTATGCAGCCAGATTATAAGGTCGGTAGGCACCACCGCATACTCGCAGATCAGCTTATGGCGATTGAGAGGGGTGATAAGGACCGTGTATGTGTCAACATACCCCCACGTCATGGTAAGTCACAGCTTGTAAGTATCTTTTATCCAGCTTGGTTTCTTGGTCGGAACCCCAGCAAAAAGGTTATGATGGTCTCTCACACTACCGATTTAGCTGTAGATTTTGGTAGGAAAGTTCGTAATCTTATAGACGTAGCTGATTACAAAGACATCTTTCCAGATGTTAAGCTAGCTGTTGACAGTAAGTCGGCAGGTAGATGGAATACAAATTTTGGAGGTGAATATTTTGCGTGTGGTATTGGGTCTGCTCTTGCTGGTCGTGGTGCTGATCTTCTCCTTGTTGATGATCCTCACTCTGAGCAAGATGTTATTAATGGAAACTTCTCAGTGTTTGAAAAAGCCTATGAATGGTTCACATTTGGAGCGCGTACTCGACTAATGCCGGGGGGCAGGGTGGCTATTGTACAGACACGTTGGCACATGGATGACCTCACGGGGCGTGTAACCAACGATATGGTGAAGAATGAGCTGTCTGACCAGTACGAGATTGTAGAATTTCCAGCGCTTCTGGATGCTGATGACGGGACAAAGAAACCTTTGTGGCCTGAGTTCTTTGATTTGGCAGCTTTGGAGCGTACAAAAGCGTCAATGCCCGCGTTTCAGTGGAACTCTCAGTACCAACAGCAGCCTACAGCCGAAGAAGCGTCTATAATTAAGCGAGAATGGTGGGGAAAATGGCCTAAAGATGACCCACCCCCAGTAGAATACATAATCATGTCGCTCGATGCTGCAGCAGAAAAACATAATCGCGCCGATTACACCGCTCTGACTACGTGGGGTGTGTTCCTAAACGAGGAAGAGGACGCTAGACACCTAATATTGCTGGATTCTATCAAAAGAAGACTAGAATTTCCTGAATTAAAAGAACTTGCGTTGGAAGAATATAAAAATTGGGAGCCAGATGCGTTTATTGTGGAGAAAAAGTCCTCTGGTGTGGCTATCTATCAGGAAATGCGCCGTATGGGGCTACCTGTACAGGAGTATACACCCCACCGAGGGACAGGTGATAAGCTAGCTAGACTAAATTCTGTGGCTGATATCATAGCGTCTGGCATGGCGTGGGTTCCCTCCACCCGCTGGGCAGAAGAATTAGTAGAAGAAGTCGCAGGATTTCCGTTTATGTCGAATGATGACCTTGTGGACAGCACTGTCATGGCGTTAATGCGCTTTAGACAGGGTGGGTTCATACGTTTACCCACTGACGAACTGGATGATGAGCCTATTTATCGGCGGCCTGTTGAGTACTATTAAGATATTTTAAATATGACTTTGCCACTATACGGCTTGACGTAAGTAACAACACAGTACCTGTATCGCTGTATATTGCGTATCGATTTCTTTTAGTTTCCACCAACTTCAAGACACTCGACCTTCATACTTGAATGTGTGACTAACACTTGTGCTTTTTCTTTTTCCAACTCGCACTTTTCAAGGCTAGAAAAAGAAGCTATTTGATAATATTTTAGATGATCTGCATTTACAAAATGTAAAAATATTAAAACATAAATCATGGTAGATAATCCCAAATGTCTAGCCAACCCATATGATGGAGGTAAGCAGTCGCTCCTATAAAAGTAAAGATAAGCAAAACAACTATACCTACTATAGTTATAGCTACTTCTTGCCGCTGTATAGCATCTCTCCGAGCTTGAGCCTCGGCTTCTCTCTTTTCTGCAAGCACCTCCCGCCTAATTTTTAAAAGTTCTAGGTACTTTGATCTTCCGTAACTTTGGGTAATCCACTCTTTGAGTTCTTCTTCAGCTTCTGCAGCCTGTCTAAGTTTCGCCCAACGATCCAACGCCGTAGCATTGGTGCTTTTGCTTGATATACCTTTTTTCTGTAGCGCTTTCTTAGCTTGGTCAGTTGCGTCAAAGAATTGTCCAATCTGTTTACTTAGTCCAGCCACAGTTTTACCTGCCGCAAGGCCTGTTTTGATTCCTGTGAGTATTGTTAATGGGTCCATTCTTGTTTTTACACCGTGGTTTAGTTACATTGAGAGCGGGACGTACTCCCAACTGTCCCACGGCGGGGCGTGTAAACCCCCCTACACGCTCTGCCAACTTAACATATAGACCAAACGATAGTTTTTGTGTACAATAAATTAACATATATCAGAAAGAGTGCTTATGGCTATTGAAAAACCTATGGTTCCAGCAGAGCTGGAAGTAGAAGGCAACCCCTCTGAAGAGGAACTTACAGTAGAAATTGTGAACCCAGACGCTGTGTCGATGGAGACAGAAGATGGCGGAGTGGTAATTGATTTTACCGGAGAAATTACAGAGGACCTTGTTGGTCCTGACCACGATGCGAACTTAGCAGAGTTTATTGATGAGTCCGAACTTCAATCTATGGCGTCAGAACTTATATCAGATTTTAATGCCGATAGAGAGTCTCGTTCGGACTGGGCCAGAGCATATGTCAAGGGTCTTGACCTACTAGGTATGAAGATAGAAGAACGTCAACAACCTTGGGCAGGTGCTTCTGGAGTGTTTCATCCCGTTCTAACCGAAGCTGTTGTGCGGTTTCAAGCGCAAGCTATGGGAGAACTTTTTCCCGCCAGTGGGCCAGTCAGAGCCAAAATTATGGGGAAGATGACCCCAGAAAAATTTGACCAAGCAGATCGTGTAGAAACAGAGCTTAACTATCTCCTAACTGAAGAGATGACAGAATACAGAGATGAGCTTGAGCAGATGTTGTTTAAGTTACCTTTAGCAGGATCAGCGTTCAAGAAAATATACTATGATCCTTTAACAGAAAGGCCATGTGCCGTATTCGTTCCATCTGAGGATTTTGTTGCTTCGTATGGCACTACTGATCTTATGACATGCCCAAGATATACTCATGTTATGAAAAAAACCAAAAATGAGATCTTACAGCTTCAAGTAAACGGATTCTATAAAGATGTAGAGTTATCCGACCCACAACCAGACTTCTCTGACATACAAGAGAAGTATGATGAATTGGATGGTGAAGAGGCTATTATCGAAGATGATGATCGGCACACCATATTAGAGATGCATCTAGACATTAACATGCCTGAAGAGTTTGACGATCCTGACGGTATAGCTAGACCTTATGTCATAACCATAGATAAGTCGTCACAAGAGATATTATCTATCAGAAAGAATTGGTACGAAGATGATGAGAAGAAAAGGAAACGTATGCACTTCATCCATTACAAGTACCTACCGGGCTTGGGATTCTATGGTACAGGGCTTATTCATCTCATTGGGGGTCTGGCGAAGTCAGCTACTTCGATACTCCGACAGCTTATTGATGCGGGTACGCTATCGAACCTACCTGCAGGTCTTAAAGCTAGGGGAATGCGTATTAAAGGTGATGACACGCCCCTTATGCCGGGGGAGTTCAGGGACGTGGATGTACCGGGCGGGGCAATACGCGATTCGATTACGTTCATCCCTTATAAAGAGCCAAGCGGAGTGTTATATTCTTTACTTGGCAACATTGTCGAAGAGGGGCGGCGTATAGGGTCTGTAGCCGATATACAGGTTGGTGACATGAACGCTCAAGCACCAGTCGGCACAACTCTTGCCCTTCTAGAGAGATCCATGAAGGTGATGTCTGGAGTACAGGCTCGCCTTCATGCGGCAATGAAAAAAGAATTGCGGCTACTTGCAAAGATCGTGCATGATTACATGCCAGCAGAATACGCCTACGAAATGGAAGGTGATTTCAGCAGAACAGAAGACTTTGATAAGCGGATCGATGTTATACCTGTAAGCGATCCTAACGCTGCTACGATGTCACAAAGAATTATGCAGTATCAAGCAGCTCTACAGCTATCACAGCAAGCGCCACAGTTATACGACATGGGCAAACTACATCGCCAGATGCTAGAAGTTCTGGGCATACAGGATGCAGGCGATATAATTAAGTTACCTGATGACATTAAGCCAGCAGATCCCGTGACCGAAAACATGATGATCCTAAAACAAGAGCCTGTGAAGGTTTTCAAGTATCAGGACCACGAAGCACACATCGGTGTTCACATGGCGGCAGCACAAGACCCAAAAATTATGCAGATGGTGGGGCAGTCTCCGTTCGCACAGCAGATACAGCAAGCAATGGCTGCACATATAACCGAGCATGTTGCGTTCCAGTATCGCCGCGAGATAGAGAAGCTGCTCGGCGTAGAAATGCCAAACGAAGAGCAACCACTACCAGAAAATATAGAGGTAGATATTTCTCGCTTGGCGAAAGACGCAGCGGAAAAGCTGTTGAAGAAAGATCAGGCAGAAGCACAACAACAGCAAGTTGCTCAACAGCAGCAAGATCCCATTGTGCAGATGCAGCAACAAGAGTTACAGCTCAAAGCACAGGAGCTGCAGCATAAGATGCAGACTGATATGGCTAAAATTCAGCTTGAAGCTGAGAAGATTAAAGCGCAGAATCAAAGAGAGGGCGCTAAGTTGGGAGTTACGCTTGCTACCGAGTTGGATAAAAACCAGCGTGAAGATCAGCAAGCGGGCGCTAAGTTGGGAATAGAAGTAGCGAAGGAGTTAACTAAGGGGAATGGATGATACGATTATTGCGCTTATAAAGCGTGTTATCACTGAATCTGGGGACGAGGTAAAACAGTTCCTAGCTGATGGGAGAGCGGAAGACATATCTGCATATAACAGACTTGTTGGACGTTATGAGGCTCTCAAACTAATAGAAAGAGAGCTAGAAGACTTAGAAAAAAGATTTATTGCAGAATAGGTCTTTTCGTTCTATGCATTAACTGGGGGCTTCGTGGGTGATCCGCGCAAGGTTTCTGTGAACCTAAATCACTGCAAGGAATATTATGTATACAGCAGAAATTAAAACTGAAGAAAAAGTAGCTACACAGCTACCAGAGCCAAAAGGCTACAAACTACTCATAGGGATTCCAGAAGTAAGCGAGAAGACAGAGGGCGGAATATTTATGCCTGATGGTATAAGAAGCGCAGAAGAAACCGCTTCAATCGTTGGTTTTGTCATGAAGACAGGGCCAGATGCCTATTCTGACAAAGAAAGATTTCCTAATGGAGCCTACTGTAAAGAAGGCGATTTTGTAATTTTTAGATCCTATTCAGGAACAAGGTTTAAAATACACGGCAAAGAGTTTCGTTTAATTAATGACGATACTGTTGAGGCTGTGGTAGATGATCCAAGGGGGTATACAAGAGTATGAGTAATGTAGCTAAAGAACAAGAATTTAAAGAAGAGACTGTTGCAGAAGCAGTAGTTAGCGCACAACAAGATGTTGAGAACGAATCACCTGAAACACAAGATGTTGATTCTTTTGAGATTGAAGTTGTAGATGACACTCCTGAACAAGATCAGGGAAAGCCGCGCCGCGCCGAGGACGCTGAACCACAGCTACCTTCGGATGACGAAGTAGGAAAATATTCTGATGGTGTGCAGAAACGTATCAAACAGCTAAAGTTTGAGTTTCACGAAGAGCGCCGTGCGAAAGAAGAAGCAGGGCGGTTACAGGAAGAAGCGTTACGTTATGCAGAAACGATTAAGACTGAAAATGAAAAACTACGTAAAACTTTAGATGACGGGGAGCAAAGTCTCATCGGTCAAGCTAAAGGTCGTATAGAAGCGCAGCTAGAAAAAGCTAGAAAAGAGTACAAAGCTGCATACGAGTCTGGAGATCCAGATGCCTTGTTGCAAGCGCAGCAGGATCTTACGACAATTCAGAATGAAAAGTACCGTGTGGATAATTACAAACCACAACCTAGAGCGGCAGAAAAACCTCCCGCACCCGCACCGCAACCCGCTGCTCAACCTCCACAGGTGGATCAGAAGGCTATGGAGTGGGGTAAAAACAACGAATGGTTTGAAAAAGACCCTGAAATGACAGGGTATGCATACGGACTTCATCAAAAACTTGTAAATCAGGGTATTGATCCGAGAACAGATCAGTACTATGATGAGATAGACAAAGCCGTAAGGCGAGTCTTTCCAGATAAGTTTGACGCTGGGCAAATTGAGGAAGAAGCACCCCAACGTCAAAACGGCCCCGTGGTTGCCGCACCGTCTAAAACGACAAAGAAACCACGCACAGTGCGACTGACCTCAACGCAAGCTGCTCTCGCCAAGCGGCTTGGTCTGACAAATGAGCAATATGCGGCGCAGTTAATGAAGGAAGCATCCAAATGACAAACAGAACTTCACGCAACAATCAAACTCGTGACAACGAGAAACGTAAAGCGTCATGGCAGAGACCTTCGATGTTACCTACCCCCGATCCACGAGACGGAATAGAGTTTCGCTGGATTCGCACAGCAATACTGGGTAATACGGATAACCCGAATGTTTCTTCTAGATTTCGTGAAGGCTGGACGCCTGTTCGTAAAGAGGATCATCCCAACCTTCAAGTTGTGTCTGATATCGACTCACGATTTCAAGACAATATTGAGGTCGGTGGATTACTGCTTTGCCAGAATGCTACCGAAAAAGTTCAAGCTAGAAAAGATGCACAGTTACAGCAGGCTCAACACCAAATGGACGCTGTGGATAATTCTTACTTGAAGCAATCAGACCCTCGTATGCCTGTTCTAAATCCAGAGCGGAGTACGAGGACTTCATTTGGCAAGTAACCTTTACGGGGAGCTTGCTTGGTTAAAATTTTAATGTAAGGAACTAGAGCAATGGCTACAACAGCAGCTCCTTATGGTCTCCGTCCCGTACGCCGTGCGGATGGAATGCCATATGCTGGGGCAACGTCCCAGTTTCTCATCGATCCTGCAGGTGAAGCTACAAACCTATTTTATGGGCAAGCAGTTATCATCGGGGCCGATGGGTACATCGCGCTGGCTACAGGTAAAGGGTCAGACCTAACCTCTAACAGCATTTCCGGTACATCAGGCGTAGGCGCTATTGGCGTTTTTGTCGGGTGTGAGTATGTAAATGACTCAGGCCAAACAGTGCAAGCACAGTACTACCCATCTGGCACAGCCAATGGTGGTGCGATCAAAGCATATGTGATTGACGATCCTAACGTACTATTCGAAGCGCAGCTTGATGGTACAGGGGCGCAAACAATCATTGGTGCAAACACATTTTTTGCGGCTGTACAATCTACCTCTACAGGTAACACAGCGACAGGCAATTCCACATCAGCGTTAGACGCAACTGTTCAGACAGCAGCGGCAGCGTTTAGAATTGTGGCGCATGTCTCTGATGCAGCAGACGCATTTCCAGATGTGTTGGTTAAATTCAACCCCGGTGGTCATCAGATGACCAACAACGTCGGCTTATAAGGAGGCTAACTAATGGCTATTTCACGCGCACAGCTCCTTAAAGAGCTACTTCCCGGCCTAAACGCATTGTACGGCTTGGAATACGACAAGTACGAAAATGAGCATGAAGAAATATACGAGACAGAAACTTCAGATCGTAGTTTTGAAGAAGAAGTAAAACTGTCTGGTTTTGGTGCAGCTCCTGTGAAAGCAGAAGGTTCATCTATTGCTTATGATAATGCTCAAGAGCATTATACTGCTCGGTACAACCATGAAACTGTTGCTATGGGTTTCTCTATCACCGAAGAGGCGATGGAAGACAACTTGTATGACTCTCTTTCCGCACGTTACACCAAGGCACTTGCCCGTGGTATGGCGTACACAAAGCAGACGAAGGCAGCTTCTTTGTTGAACACTGGTTTTGATACTTTCAATTCTGGTGATGGTGTTACACTATTCTCAACAGCGCATCCGACTGTTGAAGGTGGTACAAACGCTAACCGTCTAACAACAAATGCTGACTTGAATGAAACTTCACTTGAGCAAGCTGTGATTGATATCGCTGCGTTCACTGACGAACGTGGTTTGTTGATCGCTGCTCGCCCACGTAAGCTAATTATTCCTCCAGCACTCATGTTTGTTGCTACACGTCTGCTACAGACTGAACTTCGTGTCGGTACAGCAGATAATGATTTGAACGCAATACGCTCAAACGGGTCTATCCCAGAGGGCTATAGCATCAATCACTATCTAACTGATACAGATGCGTTCTTCATCACAACAGACATACCTAACGGTATGAAGCACTTTGTGCGTACTGCTATGCAGACAGGTATGGACGGTGATTTCGACACAGGTAACGTTCGCTACAAAGCGAGAGAGCGTTATTCTTTCGGTGTTTCCGACCCACTAGGAATTTATGGTTCCCCCGGAGCCTAAATTATGATATAACGGGGTTACTACTTTTTTCATAGTAGTCCTTCCTGTTTAACTGGGGCAGCGCAAGTTGCCCCTTTCTTTTTTTTCTTTCTTATGTATAGTTAAATTATCCCTGACAGTTGCATTGGGCAACTGACTTAACCCAAGACAGGAGTATATCATGGGTACGACAACTTTTTCAGGTCCGATTAAAGCTGGGACCATTAAAGAAACCACAGGTACAACCCTTGGTTCAAATATTAAAAACACTGGTCAAGTTGTAATGGCTCAGTCCTTTACAACAGGTACAACACTAGCAGCAGGAGCATCTGCGGCAAACGTCACTAACGTTGTCATTCCCGCAAAATCTCAGATTATTGATTGTGTGATTGATGTTCCAACTGCAATGGGTAACGCCACTTGTGTGTTCAGCGTTGGAGATACGGTTGGCGGTAATGCCACAATAATCAACTCATTTTCCATTACAGTAGCTTCTGGGGCAGGCCGTAAGTATCCGACTACTGAAGCGGGCGGTGCGTTGACTTGGGCAGAAACTTCAGCAACTGCTGATCTTCGCCTTACCTTTACATCAACAGGTGCTACTGATGCAGGCGAAATCAGAGTTACGGTCTTGTATCAACAAGCGAGTGATCTCGTTTAATAAGAAAGAGGGTAGCTAATGTCTCAGTCAGATATTTTTGCTGTTACGAAAACTGCTGATGCTTCCGTTTACGCTTCAAGAGCTAGAGTTCGTCAGGTGCAAGTACACACCGCTGGAAGTGGTAGCCCAGCTATCACACTTAAAGATGGTGGATCAGGTGGCACGACACGCCTGACTATGACTTTTACTACTGGAGTTGTGCATTCTGTTAACTTGCCAGACAATGGTATCTTGTTCTCTACGGATGTCTATTTGGATTTAACTGACTGCACAGGCGTAACTGTATTCTTGTCGTAGAATTATGGCAGAGCGTAAACCAAAAGGCAAAATGCCAGCACGTAATAAAAAGAATTTCCGCTCCACAAAATCTGGGGCGGGGATGACTAAAGCTGGTGTGGCTGCGTATAGACGCAAAAACCCCGGATCAAAGTTAAAGACTGCGGTTACAGGTAAAGTCAAAAAAGGTAGTAAAGATGCAAAAAGGCGCAAGTCTTTCTGCGCTCGTTCTGCTGGACAAATGAAGAAGTTTCCGAAAGCAGCAAAAGATCCAAACAGTCGCCTACGACAGGCTAGAAAAAGGTGGAAGTGTTAGATGGCTATTTCTCGTTCTCAAATGGGCAGTCAACTTGTAGGTAACAGAGTTTCTACAGGTGATGATGCTAAAGATCTTAATATAATTCGTATGGGTAAAGGCGGTAAGACTAAAAAGAAAAAGTCTAAAAGCCGTGTTAATGAAGCAGGTAACTATACAAAACCGGGCATGAGAAAAAGAATATTCAATAGAATAAAAGCAGGTGGAAAAGGTGGCGCTCCCGGTCAATGGTCAGCTAGGAAAGCTCAAATGGTTGCTGCTGCCTATAAAAAAGCAGGTGGGGGATATAAGAATTAATGTCGAATGACATAGAGAAAGATCTTCGTAGCTGGTCAACTCAGGTATTAGAAGTTCCGAGTCCCAAACTAAAAGGACTTTCTCCGTGTCCCTATGCTAAAAATGCATGGGAAAAAGACAAAGTGTTAGTTGTTGAAACAAATGATGTATACGCAGAGAGCCTAACATACTGCGCCGATTTTACAGTAACAGGGAAAGAACTTATTGTAGTTGCATCCCACAACGTCCCAAAACTACATAGATTTCATAAGTATGTACAGAACCTAAACATACTATTCGAAAATTTGCATTGTATGGAATTTCATCCAGAATACGGTGCAGAGGATGCAGAGCTTGATTTTCTTTCTGAAGTAGATTGGGAAAGTTCTGTAGATAAACCCTATTGTATGGTGTTCATCCAAGATCTGGAGCAAGTTGTTTACGCCAGTGACAAGTTACATCGTTTAGGGTACTATGATGTATATCCGAAAGAGGAATACGAAGAACTAGTCACTAACAGAAAAAGGAGACTGAAAAATGGCTATGAAACCTAGGGCTATGAAGAAAAAACCCATGGCAATGAAACGTGGCGGTGCAGCAAAGAAAATGATGCGCGGTGGCGGTATGATGGCTATGAAGAAAAAGCCAATGGCAATGAAACGTGGCGGCAAAGCCAAAAAGTAATGGCGCTAAAAAAATCTCAGAAGAGCTTAAAGTCTTGGACAAAGCAAAAATGGCGTACCAAAAGTGGGAAGCCTAGCGGTAAAACTGGTGAACGGTATTTACCTAGTGCGGCTATTAAGTCTCTTAGCCCTTCTGAGTACGCAGCCACAACACGAGCTAAACGAAAAGGCAAGGCTTCAGGCAAACAGCATGTGGCTCAACCTAAAAAAATTGCAAAGAAAACCAAACGATTTAGGAGCGTAGTGACATAATGGCTGTAGTAACCCCCGAATTATCTGAAATATTTGAAGAAGCTTATGAAAGAGCAGGTCTTCAAATGCGAAACGGTTATGACTTGCGAACAGCAAGACGTAGCCTCAACCTATTAACATTGGAGTGGCAAAATCGTGGTCTTAATCTCTTCACTATTGAATCGGGTACGGTCTCTGTTACAGCGGGTACGGAGACTTATACCCTTCCTTCGGACACCATCGACATCCTTGAACACCAAATCCGAACCGGAACAGGCACAAATCAAATCGACACGGCCCTCGAAAGGATCAGTGTCGCAACCTACGCTCAACAAACCAACAAAAAAACGGAAGGTAGGCCGACCCAAATCTTCGTCCAAAGGCTCTCAACGGAAACAAAAGTAACGTTATGGCCCGTTCCAGATAGCACAATTACATACACAATCTTCTATTACAGGTTAAAAGGTATAGATGGGTTAGCATCTGGGGTTGGCTCTACCACTAATTTTGTACCTCCAAGGTTTGTCCCTTGTTTGGTTTCTGGTTTAGCATATTACATAGCTATGAAACGCCCTGAGGTAGCAAATCGTGTGGTTGCATTGAAGCAAGAATACGAGTTTCAATTTGAACTAGCGGCTGGAGAAGACGAAGAAACAGCGTCAATCAAATTTGTGCCCTATGATACGTTTATGTTAGGTGCTTAATGTCATATACAAGGGGTAGATACGCTTTTGGTTTTTGTGATAAAACCGGGTTTCGTTACCCGCTGTCTGACCTTGTGCCTGAGTTCAGAAATGGTGTTAAGACTGGTTTTCTTGTAGGCAGGGATGTTGTAGATCCTGACCAGCCACAAAATTTCTTAGGACGTTTAAAGATATTTGATCCTCAAAGTCTACGGAACCCTCGTCCTGATACTTCAGAAGTTGAAAGCAGGCGGCTCTTTGGCTTTGATCCTGTGGGAAATGATGCTCAATTTATGGTAGCAGAAGTAGGCACCGTTTCGATTAGTATAACAGACGCTCCTATTCTAGACGTTGGTAGCTTTACTTTAACGGGTCAAGCCGCTACTTTAACAGTTTCTGACACAACGTTAGTTTGTGATGCGGGCAGTTTCACTTTAACGGGTCAAAACGCAACGCTTGGTTCTTTTGAGACCTTAACCATAACTGTGCAAAGCACCGGATACGGTAATAAATACTACATAGATGGTTCGCAAACACCTACTCTCACCCTTAATGAAGGTAATACTTATCGTCTTGACCAAAGCGATGGGACTAATGGCGGTCATCCTCTTCGATTTAGCACGACCTCTGATGGCACACACGGAGGAGGCTCTGAATATACAACTGGCGTAACAACTAATGGAGTTCCGGGTAATGCTGGTGCTTACACACAGATAGTTGTAGCCGTGGGAGCGCCAACGTTGTATTATTATTGCACACAACATAGTGGTATGGGAGGTCAAGCAAACACGCCTTAACGGTAGCTTTGAGAATTTAAACATGTTAGTACTACAAAAAGGAGATTAGATATGCCCGGAAAAACTTTAAAAGCAGCCCCTGCAGGTAATAAAGGTTTAGGCAAGTTACCAACAGAAGTCCGTAACAAAATGGGCTTTATGGAAAAAGGTGGCAAGGTAAAGAAGATGGGAATGGGCGGCAAGTGTCGTGGCATGGGTGCCGCTACTAAAGGCGGCAGTTTTAACAAGATGGGCTAGACAATGAACTATTCAGAACTGACACAAGCCATTAAAGATTACACGGAAAATACAGAAACAACTTTCGTGAATAATATAGATGACTTTGTTCGTCAGGCTGAAGAGCGCATATACAGGGATGTCATAATTCCTGAGTTAAAGAAAAATTCTGTTGGTAACATGACCGCAGGTAATCAGTATCTTGCACGACCTTCAGACTTTTTATCTACGTTTTCCCTCGCCATATCTAATAGTAGCGAATATACATATCTTCTTGAAAAAGAAGTTAATTTTATAAGGGAAGCCTACCCCAATTCCTCTACACAAGGCGCTCCAAAGTACTATGCAATATTTGATGGAGACTCCGCATCTTCAGACGGTAACTTTATAATAGGCCCAACACCAGACGCTTCTTACGCTATAGAGCTACATTATTACTATGACCCACCATCAATAGTTACAGCGAGTACTTCTTGGCTGGGAGATAATGCGGAAGCTACATTGCTTTATGGGAGCTTAATCGAAGCATATACGTTCATGAAAGGCGAACCTGATATACTACAGTTGTATCAACAAAGGTATGAAAGCGCTTTATTAAACATGGCAAGCCTAGGCGTTATGCTTAAAAGTGATATTTACAGAACGAGTGCAGCATAATGGCTATTACACAAACAACATGTACTTCATTTAAAATTGAGCTTTTTAAGGGAGAGCATGACTTTGACTCACACACTTTCAAAATTGCTCTTTATACAAGTTCTGCATCACTAGGTGCAACTACCACCGCGTATAGCTCCACTAACGAAATAACCAATACATCAGGGAGCGCTTACAGCCCGGCTGGAAAAACTTTAACGCTGACCTCCACGTTTCCAAAAGCTTCTGGAACCACCGCTATTGTTGATTTTGATAACGTAAAATGGGAGAACGCAACCTTTACTGCACGAGGTGCTTTAATATATAACTCAAGCGCTTCCAATAAAGCAGTTGCTGTGCTAGACTTTGGTAGTGACAGGTCTGCTTCGGCTAGTACCTTTGAAATACAGTTTCCAATAGCGGATGCTTCGTCTGCTATCTTAAGGATAACATAGGAGATAAAAAATGGCATCCTTTACTAAAGTAAATAAGTTTGTTGAAAACGCAGTTGAAGGTATGAATCTAGGGACAGATACCCTTGCCGTTGCTTTGTCAAACACTGCACCCGGTTCTGAATCTACTAACCCAACGGGAGATTCTGGCGGCATATTGGCTAATATAACGCAAATTAGTTACACAAACTGCTCTTCAAGAACGCTTACTACAACTTCTTCTTCTCAGACAAGCGGCACTTACAAGCTTGTTGTAGCTGATTTGACGCTAACCGCTTCAGGCACGGTGGGTCCGTTTAGGTATATATACTTGTACGATGACACAGTTACTTCCCCCGCTGATCCTTTAATCGGTCTTTACGATTATGGAGCGAGCGTTACGTTAAACAACGGCGACACTTTCACATTGGATTTTAGCCCGTCAAATGGTGTAATTCAACTAGCGTAAGGTAAGAACATGGCAAAGCTCTTCAACAGGGCAAAAATGGGGACCAGTACAACAGGCACTGGAACTGTTACTTTAGGCAGCGCCTCTTCAGGTTTTCAATCCTTTGCAGATGCGGGTGTTAGTAATAGTGATGTCATTCAGTACGTTATTGAGGACGGTTCTAATTTTGAAATAGGCACAGGTACATATACTAGTTCTGGCACTACCTTAACTAGAGCAGCAGTTACAGAAAGTTCAAACTCTGACAGTGCTATAACTTTATCTGGTACTGCGGTAGTTTTTATTAGTGCGGTTGCTGATGATCTCAATCGTTTACAAAACGCAGGTTCCACTAAAGTAGCAGCTACTTCTTCGGGTGCTACCATTACAGGTGATCTTGCACTTACCGGAACAATGAGCAGCGGTGCGTTAGCTTCTTCAGTAACAGGTGCAACTCAAGCCGCAGGGACAAGCAACACGACTATTGCTACGACTGCATTTGCTGCAACGGAAGCTGCCAATCAATCAGTGGCTATGGCAATCGCTCTAGGTTAGATAGGGAGTAAAGAATGGCAAACGCATTTAAATTGGTGACAGACACGGGAGTAGGCACTTCGGCAGCTACTGTACATACTGGCGCTTCTTCGACAGAAACTACAATTATCGGTTTAAATATATCAAATATTGTGACTTCTCAAATAGAGATAGACGTTCAGATTGAAAACAATGACGGTGACAACATTTACCTCATAAAGGCGGCTCCTGTGCCTGTAGGTTCAAGTTTGGTTGTTGTAGGCGGTGAACAAAAGGTTGTGCTTAACGCAAGTGATGTTTTAAAGGTTACAAGTAATACAGCTACCAGTGCTGACGTTGCACTGTCTATCTTAGAGGTTACTTAATGGCGTACTTAGGGGCAGGTATTACCAGATTTAATACAGCAGATGAATTGACTGTAACTGGCGATGCTAAGATTGATACAAACACACTTGTAGTCGATAGCACAAACAATCGCGTGGGTATACTCAACGCAAGCCCTGCCACGGCTTTTGATGTTACTGGTACTATTACGGCTGACGATGTAATTTTGTCTAACGACATGACTGTTGCTGATAATGGTAAGGTCATCTTTGGCGCAGGGTCAGACTTACAGATTTATCATGACGGCTCAAATTCATACGTTGACGACACTGGAACAGGCCGACTTTATTTAAGAGGCAACGACAGGGTACAGATACAGAAGTATACTGGCGAAGATATGATAACCGCCATAGCAGATGGTGCAGTAAATTTATATCACAACAATTCGAAGAAGTTTGAGACTTCAGCATCTGGCGTAGATGTTACTGGCACTGTCACGGCTGATGATATTATTTTATCTGATGCAGATGCGCCTAGCATTACACTAACAGACACTACCAATACGCTGACAACACTTATTCAAAGTGGAAATTCTACGGCTATTATTGGAACGACAACTGACCATGATTTGCGGATACTTACCAATAACACAGAACGTATGCGTATCGACTCGTCAGGCAACGTTGGAATTGGCGAAACAGCACCTGCAAATTTACTTCATGTTAAAGCTAGTGACACTGGAATAACCCCTCACGCCTCTGCACAAATTGTTTTAGAAAGAGAAGGTACAAACTATTTACAGTTTCTAACTGCAGAAACAGGTACTTCTGGAATACTATTTGGTGATGGTTCAGATGTAGATGTTGGTGGAATAAAGTATGACCACAATACAACAGCTATGCAATTTGTTACTGAAGCAGCAGAACGTATGCGCCTCGATGCATCAGGAAACTTGCTTGTGGGTAAGACCTCTGCAGCTCTCGCAAGCGATGGTTTTGAAGCAAGAGCAGGTAGCCATGTTGTAGTCACAAACTCTGGGGGTACGCCTTTATTAGTCAATAGAAAGACTAATGATGGAAATCTTGCTCTTTTCTACAAAGACGGCACCAGTGTGGGCAGTATTCAGTCTCGTTCTGGTGTTGTTTCTACAATCATTCTTGACCCTAGAAGTGGCGGTGTTGGCCTTACAGGTACACAAACGGCTGTTATGCCTACGAGCAACACAGGGGTTCTCTCAAACGCCGCAATGGATCTAGGTACAGCTGGCCAACGCTTCAAAGACCTCTACCTCTCTGGCGGTGTATACCTTGGCGGCACTGGGTCGGCTAATCATTTAGAGGATTACGAAGAGGGAACTTGGACGCCACTCCTTTCTGGTTCAAGACCGGGTGGGGGTAATCCGACTTATAATAATCAGTATGGTTGGTATACAAAAATTGGTAACTTAATTGAATTTAATATGATTATTGGAGTTAATGGAAGCACTATTGAAACACAAGCAAACGATTTTACTATCGCAGGTTTACCTTATACCAATTTAAATTCAAACAACGCTAATTTTCCTGCTCCAGTTGTTTGGCCTCAAGCGGGTATTAACAACACTACTGCCACGCAAGGTTACGGAGCGTTAATTCAAAACAATGATACAACTATGGTTGTTTATGGGTTTGTTAGTGGCACAGGAAACAATTATGTTAATTTGAAATATAATCAGTTATCGACATCAAATAGCGCTAATACTGTAATGATGAGAATTACGGGAACTTACAGAACGGCATCATAATTACCCCAGTCGGAGACTAACTAATATGACAAGATCAAGAGACTTAGCAGACAGCGCTGACAAGGAAATTTTAGGTAATAAATGGCATATTTAGGAAGAACACCGTCACAAGCTACGCGTAGTAGGTATTACTTTACCGCCTCTGGGGGAGAAACTTCTCTTAGTGGTAATGACAGTAATGGTAATACGTTAACTTTTACTGACGGGAATTTTGTAGATGTCAATTTAAACGGTGCTACGCTTGTTGCAGGTTCAGACTACAATACGACAACGGCAAACACTATAGCAGGGTTGGCGGCTTTAGCTGCTAGTGATATTGTTGAGATAGTGGTCTACGATACGTTTAGTGTGTTTGGTGGTAACGTACTGGGTGATTTTACGGTTAGTAATGGCACACTTACGGCTGAAGCCGTGGCTATTTCTTCTTTATCTACCACGGGTAACATAACTTTTGGAGACAACGACAAAGCCATCTTTGGAGCAGGATCTGACCTACAGATTTACCATGATGGGTCTAATAGTTATATTGATGATGTTACTGGTAGCGGCACTGGTGATTTATTTATTAAAGCCTCTGATGCTGTAAGAGTTTTAACAACTAACTTTGTAGTTAATAACGCTGCAAATAATGAAAACATGATTACGGCAGCGCAAGATGGCGCAGCTAAATTATTCTTTAATGGTAGCACTAAGATTGCAACTACTAACACTGGTGTAGATGTTACGGGCACTGTCACGACTGATGGGCTGACTGTGGATGGTAACGCTCGAATTGAAGAAGTTGGTGCTATTTCAAAACTGACCTTAGAGCGTGGTGGTTCAGCTAATTCTGCCGATAGTGCAGCGGTTGATTTATTAGAAACTAACTCTGGATCAGAAGGTGCAAACTTTGGTGATGCTGCAACAAACGGTTTTAGATTAAAACTTGATGGTAGTGCAAATGACTTCCTAATTCAATCAGGTGCTTCTGGTACAGTCAGGACTAGGCTTGGAGTTGATCGTGACACTGGCGACATCAGCTTCTACGAGGACACAGGCACCACTGCCAAGTTATTCTGGGATGCGAGTACTGAACGGCTTGGGTTGGGGACGAGTTCGCCTGACAGTCCTTTAGAAATACAAGCGGCAACTAACAGTAGCTCAGACACAACATACCTCAAACTTTTTAATGCAGGTGAAAATGTTGGCAACATAGATTTTGAAAACGGTAATGGTAGTCTTGCGAGAATTACAGGCACTAAAACAGGGTCAGGTGCAAGTGCAAATGACGGCATTCTCACTTTTTCAACAGCGCTTGACACATCTCTTGCAGAACGTATGCGTATCGATGCGTCAGGCAACTTGCTTGTGGGTACTACTGATGATAACGTCACCAACAACTCAGGCAATAACCCCGGCATAAATATTGGTGTCGCAGGTATTAAAGGGTTTATGTCTTCTGCACGTTATCAAGGACCACCTCTTTCTATCAATCGTTTAGGCAACGATGGGGACATTCAATTATTTTCTAAAGACGGCTCCACGGTGGGGAGTATTGGTGCTAATGGCAGTCGTGCATATATGTCTGGTCCACAAAAAGGTATAAAGTTTGGTAATGCTTCTGTTGATCCTTGCACAAACACAGGAGCAACTGCTGATAACGCTTATGATCTAGGTGGGAGTTCTGTACGCTATAAAGACCTCTACCTGTCTGGCGGTGTATACCTTGGTGGCACTGCTGCGGCTAATAAGTTGGAAGATTACGAAGAGGGAACTTTCACTCCATCTGTTATTGGTGGCACTCAAACGGCGACAATAGTTAGCGCTCATTATACCAAGATAGGAAGACTTGTAACTTTAAATGTTTACATTCAGTTAAGTAATGTAACGGATGCTACTGCTCTGGATATTGGAGGGTTTCCTTTTACAGCCGATGGATATACGGCAACTAACATTGTTAATTCTCAATACAGTGACACTGATAAAACTGTATTAGTTCGTTCACATAGTAACGCAACTAAAGTAAATGTAATTTACGCAGATGGAGATCAAACGGCAGTTGTTCAGACTAACCTTAGAGGCAATTTTATTTTTACCTTAACTTACGAACAAGCATAATACCCCATGTGGATCATGGGTAGTCAGTCCAATCAGCCATAAAGGAGATAAACAATGGCATTAACAGAAGAGTTTGAATACGATTGTGAGATACGGGGCGAACACAAAAATGTTCAAGTCAGAAAATCAACGATCATAAAAAAAGACAACGCAGAAATAAGCCGTTCCTATCACAGGCACGTATTGTCTTGCCGCACTAAGTCAGGTGACACTTGGGGTGATACAGACATCAGCGGTGAGGACGCAGCAATACAAGCCGTGTGCAATGCAGTATGGACTAGCGATGTTAAGTCTGCTTATGAGGCGGCTATGGATGCACAGACAGACCCGTAAGGAGGTAATTAATGACACGCGCCAGAGACTTAGCAAACATTGCAGATGGTGATATCACAGGCACATTAACGCTTGATGGTTTGACTGTTGCGGGAAACGTGTCTGTCGATAGCGGCACAGTAAAGCTAGACGGTAATTACCCGACTGGCTCAAACAACCTAGCATTAGGCGACACAGCGCTAGACAGCTTGGATGGCACAAGTCCCGGTGGTTATAGTACTGCTATTGGTAGTACAGCATTAACAGCACAAACTACTGGTAATGGAAACGTAGCTGTTGGATTTGCTTCTGGTTTAGCTTTAACATCTGGTGATGCTAACGTAGCCGTTGGTACGCAAGCCCTTAATGCGAATACTACTGCTGACAACAACACCGCAGTTGGTTATCAGGCTGCTTATGCTAACACTACTGGAACGCAAGTATCAGCCTTTGGTTATTTGGCTTTAAATGAAGCTACAACACCAAACAACAATGCAGCATTTGGCACACAAGCCATGCGTAGATTAACAACAGGGTCTGAAAATACGGCCATTGGAACAGAGGCTTTACGGCAAAGTACAACGGGTTCCAACAACACAGCAGTCGGTAGTGCCTCATTGATTTTAAATACTACTGGCTCAAACAATGTTGCACATGGTTATCATGCTTTGTTCAACAACACCACCGCAAGCAACAATACTGCTGTTGGGTATCAGGCAGGGTATAGTAATACGACTGGTACTGCCAATACTGCAATGGGACATGCAACATTAGACGCTAATACAACTGCATCTTATAATACGGCTTTTGGGGCTACAGCTTTAACAGACAATACTACTGGCGCATCAAATGTAGGTATTGGATATGGAGCATTAGCAAACAACACTACAGCAGGTAATAACACTGCAGTAGGAACAAACGCATTAGAAGCAAATACAACAGGTGCATCAAACGTAGCAGTTGGAACTCAAGCATTAGACAACAACACCACCGCAGACAATAATACAGCGGTTGGGTATCAAGCAGGGTTTAGTAATACTACTGGTCAGATTGAAGCATTAGGGTATCAAGCAGCGTATAGTAACACTACAGGAAACTATAACCAAGCATTTGGCTATCAAGCACTTAACTCCAACACAACTGGTTCTTATAACATTGCTATTGGTAGAGGTGCTGTCCAGTTAAATA